AGTTTCACAATGAAACACCGCTAGTAAACATTAAGAAAGTCGCAGAGTTTAACAACAAAAAGTCAGGAGCTAGATTGCAATGGTAAACACAGATTATCAAATTTATTTATTAGCAAAAAAGAAACCCAACAAAGCACACGCTAACAACCAGGGAAGTGTGCTTTATTTTTATTCTGATTCTGGAACTTGGATTAGTTCAAGCTATACTTACAGTCCTCCAGATGCAACCCATTGGATGATGTTACCCGACAGTCCTGCGCCAGTTAAAACACCAGAAGAATTGCAAGACGAAGCATTTAATGCCTGGCTAAAAGAAAAGTATGTGGATGTAGTTGTTAGGACTGCTATGTATCCAACATTAAAAGAGATCTTTTTATTAGGAGTTAAACATGGAGGCAACTAAACCAAAAGGAGAAAAAGTGCAGGCAACACTTAGCTCCGAGACTTTTCGCAGGGTTAAGGCACTAGCCAAGGCTAAGAATATATCTGATAGTGAGGTTATGAATTACATAGCGCAGTCCTGGATGGTCGATAACTTTGATAAAGAGTATGGATTTTGGAAGAAGAAAATAAAAGAACAGAGTTAGACCAGGAGAAACTAGAAAGGGAGATGCTAACTCTAGGCTGCGATAGAGTTAGACTCCTGGGCAATCGACAAAAGAAAAACAAGATGGAGTCTCTCTCTAAATGGGGTGAGGCTCTATCTGCACATGGATGTAATGAAATAGTCCTGCACTTGCGAGCTATCCGTAAGAAGATAGAGAAGGGAGTAGCTGGTAAAAACTTTGCTAGTCTTATGCCTTTAACTTTTCTTCCTGCTCAACAAGTAGCTGCTTGCGGAGTGCGTACAGTAGTGGATAGTCTTAGTGCTAATCCAACTTTGCACTCTGTTGCTACAGATATAGCCGATAAATTATGGATAGAAACCATGCTCGATAGAGCAAGTAACCTAGAACTTAAGAACTTTAGGCGTGGTAGAAGTAGAAAAGCACATAAGATGGCGTACATCAGGAGGATGGAAGCGACAGAGAACTGGCAACCTAAAGAGAGGATGGCATCAGGAGTCCTGCTCATCGAACTGATAGAAAAATACACAGGTTTGATAAAGATAGAGCTAGATACTGTAGTTAGACCACCGAGGAGAGTAGTCCTGCCGACTGAGCAATGCCTTGAATGGGTGAGCAATGTAAAAGACCAGCAGGAATTAATGACTCCTAACTGGTTGCCTATGTATATTCCTCCTCGACCCTGGACTAGCACCCTCGATGGAGGTTACAGAAATAAAAACCTACCACTAACTCTTATGAAGAGTAATTCTGAGCTAGTGGCACAAAGAACTACAGGTAAAGAACAGTTTATACAGGCAGCAAACATCCATCAATCAGTACCTTGGATGGTTAACAGTTGGATGCTGGAGCAAGTTACCCACGCATACGAAAGAAACATAGAAGTTGGCTGCTTACTGCCAAGAGAGGGGTGGCCTATTGACCCATACCCTAAACATTTACCAGAAGATCACCCAGGTATAACAAAGTGGAGGTATAAAGCTAGAGCAATACACGAAAAGAATGACAAGACCAGGGGTGGAAGGATTGCCCAGGCTAAAACATTATGGGTTGCACAGAAATTCAAAGAAGAAAAAGAGATATATTTTCCTATGAGCCTGGACTTCAGAGGTAGATACTACTACCGACCTCCTTACCTCAACCCTCAAGGTAATGATGTATCAAGGTCGCTATTATTATTTGCTAATGGTACTAAGATAGATAGTCCCGAAGCAGAGAACTGGCTACGTATACACGGTGCTAACTTATATGGATTAGGTAAAGCAGATTGGCAGACTAGGATAGATTGGACTAAAGAAAAGGTTAGATATATCTTAGATGCTGGTAAAGATCCCTGGACTAACGCAGAGTTCTGGATGAGAGCAGATAAACCTTGGTCATTCTTAGCATTTTGTCGTTCCTTCTATCTATACAGGACAATTCCAGATTACAAATGTAATTTACCTGTGATGTTGGACTGCACTTGCTCTGGAATACAGCATTATGCCTCACTTTTAAGGTCAAAAGAGATGGGATTGTTAGTTAATCTTGAGAATGATGAGACACCAAGAGATATATATGCAGAAGTAATCAATAAAGTTAACAACAAGCTACGGAATAGTGACGATCATCGAGCAAAAAAGTGGTTAATGTTGCAACCTGATAGGTCACTAGCCAAGCCTTGCGTTATGACTACCCCTTACTCTGCTACAAACACAGCATTTTATTATTTTGCATACGATTGGGCTACAAAAAGAGCAAGAGATTTATTTGGTCACGGCAGTTGGACAACAAACAAAGGGTCAATGTCGACTATGCACTACATGGCACGCATATTACATACAGAAGCAACGTCAATGATCGAGCCAGCAGTCGAAGCTATGAAGTGGTTTAAGTTTATAGGTAAGGTAGCAGGAAAGAATGACGTAGCTCTTGAATGGGTCACGCCTTCGGGGTTGTTAGTGCATCAGGAGTACAGCGACACAAAGTTATCAAGGATAAGACTTAAGTATTTATCAGATATTTATTTAGATATACGAACACAAGTAGATAAACCTGGTCTAGATAGCAAGAGAATGAGTTATGCTTTATCTGCAAACGTACTTCATAGCTTTGATAGCAGTCACATGGCAGCTACAACTGTGGATTCAATGAGATACATACAAAACATAGGAGGAGTACACGACTGCTTTACCACCACTCCAGCAGAAATGTCACAGCTAAGAGATTCAGTAAGAAAAACTTTTGCAGATATGTATGCGCATGATTGGTTGTCAGATATAAAAGTAAAGCTAACATCACAAATACCAGGCACTAAGGGTATGCCTAGTGAGCCACAGCACGGAACTCTCGACCCTAATATCACACGACATTCAAATTATTTCATCACATGACTACTAAAAGAAAAACTCTCATCACAAAAACTCCTGTATGTAGATTCCAATACACCTGGGTAGTTGAGCCAGATACAAAGTATGAAGCAATGTGGAAAGTTACTTGCCTCATACCTATGAATGACGGTTTAGAGTTAGAGCAAAAGCTGGAAGCCTTTCTCGAAGAACATAAGCAAGATGTAAAGGCTGCTGAACCAGACAAAAAATTTAAGTTAGCTAATAAGCCTTGGAGCTATGAGAAGTTAGATGATGGAGAAGGAGAACAGGATTACTTTGTTGTCAAAACTAAGATGCCAACTGGAGGTATCATCAGAAGCACAGGGGAACAATGGCACATGACACCGCCTGTATTATTTAATGCAGATAATAAATTAATGACAGAAGAAGAAAAGCAAAAGGTTAACAAGTGTGGTCAAGGTACTCTTGGAGAAGTTAACCTAAGATGCCAAGGTTATTCTGGTAACTTTGGAGTAGGAATAAAGATACAACCCCAGGCAGTCAAGATCCATAAGCACGTTGAGTATGTTAAAACAGCACAGGAGTTCGGGTTCGATGCGACAAGCCAAGCGAGTACGCCAATCGAAGACGACTACAGTTTCTAGATACAGAAGTAAGTTCGAGGCAACAGTTGCCAAGAACCTTGATGACAACAAAATTAAATTCTCTTATGAAACCCTCAACATTGATTACATCCTCAATTGCAGCTACTGCCCTGACATCATCTTCGATAATGGGATTATATGCGAAATTAAAGGCTTACTCGATAAGGAAACGAGGAGAAAACATCTTGCGATCAAGGCGCAACATCCCGAATTAGATATACGTTTCGTATTTCAAAATAGTAGAAACAAACTGAGCAAAGCTAAAGGAAGTCTGACCTACGCCAAGTGGTGCGAGAGACATGGCTTCCTCTTTGCTGACAAAATTATCCCACCAGAATGGTATGACTACCCAGGAAAAGATTAAGCAAGCGAAAAAAAGAATAAAGGAGTTAGAGAGGCTTATTGCTTATTGGTCTAATGACAAGTAAGTACTTAAGTAAAGAGCCATGCCCTGAGTGTCAGTCAAAAGATAACGTAGCCGTCTATGACGATGGACACAAATATTGTTTTGGCTGCGGTTGGCAGTTTCAATTACCAAAAGATAAACCTATTAAATACGAGAAGCCATTAAAGATGAAGGTCACGCCTCTACTCCCATTCGTTACACCAAAGGAATTACCTAAACGTGGAATCACTAAAGAGACTTGCGAACTATATGACTATGGGTACGCAGAGTACAATCAGCAGATGGTACAAGTCGCCACCTATCACGACAAGATAGGTAAGCCTGTTGCACAGCATCTTCGATACAAAGATAAAAGATTTGGGTGGGTCGGAGACACCAGTAGCATGCAACTTTGGGGTCAAAAAATTTGGAGACAAAACCACGGAACTGAAACTAATATCTTTGCTGTAATTACAGAGGGCGAAGTTGATTGCCTTACAATTAGTCAAATTCAAGGCAACCGTTTTCCTGTAGTAAGTTTGCCAAATGGTTGTCAGTCAGCTAATAAGTACATAGCTGCAAACTTGGAATGGTTATCACAATTCAATCGTATTGTTATCTGTTTCGATAGTGATAAGCCTGGCATGGATGCTGCCGAAAAAGCAGTTGAAATCCTACCTCCTGGAAAGGCAGCTATATGCCGACTACCAAGAAAGGATGCTAATGAAATGCTCCTCGCAGGAGAGGGGGAAGAGCTTAAGGATCTGTTATGGAAAGCAATCCCTGCTAGGCCAGATGGAATCCATAACGCCTATGATTTATGGGAGCAGTTAATAAAGAAGGACGAGTCAGGTGTATGTAGCTATCCATATCCAATGCTTAATAAGATGTGCCAAGGGTTTCGCAAGCAAGCACTCGTAACTATTTGCGCAGGAACAGGGTCAGGAAAAAGTTTACTGTGTAGAGAATTTGCTTATCATTTTCTAAACAACGGACTGAAGGTGGGTTGGATTGGACTAGAAGAGAGTAGTAAGAGAAGCATGCAGGGCATACTATCTATTGCACTTAACAAACCA